CCTGTATTTATTTGATATGTTGCTGTTGCTGTTCCGGTGGTCGCGGACGAGGTGGCATTAGCTGGCGCCTCTATAGTATATGTACTAGAACTTGGAACCGTTAATATTTCGAACTCACCTTGTAAGTTAGCTTGTGTTAAGCCACCAACTGCACCACTGACACTAGATATCGTAACGAAGTCACCAATCAACGCTCCGTGGTCCGCGTCTGTTACCGTAACGGTTGCTGAACCGCTCGTTGTTGCAAATTGTGTTATGCTTCCTGTCGCGCGCGTGGGCGTGATATCCGCATAAGTACTTTCTGAATAAGCGTAGAGTTTTTTGTTTGTGCCGTAGATAGCGTACTTAACGCCGTCTAAATCAGACCATGTAAGCACGGCTCGTGTTGCGCCGACGAGAGCGTCACTTGTTACTTTTGCCCAGCCACCAATTTTTTCCGGTAAGCCATAACGAAAACGAACGTTATCACAGTCCACCCATTTTCCTTCAGCACCGTATTCGGTATTTTGCTTATCTATACCCGGCGCTATTTGCAGTTTCGTTAACGGCATATAAGCTCCTAGTTAGTTGCGTAGTAAGGTATCCAAAAGTCAGTACCATTAATGTTGACACGAATATGTCCTGTTAGCGATCCTACACTTGTATCGGTTGTTAAACTTGATGATTGATCAGAAGCAGTTGTTCCATCAAACTTTATAAATTCTTGATCGGCATCGTCTTGATCTAAAGATAGACAAGCAATAGCACCAGAAGAGTTTGCTTGATTAATTTCCACACTTGCATCTGCAGGTGTTGATGTACCAAAACCAATTTTATCAGCAGAACCATCAATAAAGAAAGCGTTTGCCAAAGTAGCGGTTTCACATCTAAAATCAAGATCATTTGCAGAAGAATCATTCCATGTAAAGGCACCTCCATCTAAATCGACACCTCCCGATATTTTTGCTGCTCCTACAACATCTAATGTTACGGAAGGAGATGCTTGATTAATTCCAATCCTGTCATTACCTCCATCAACAAAAAACATATTAGCGGCGCCATTTGATTCAATTCTAAAGTCTAGGTCGGCTGATGCTTCATTAAAAGTAAAAGCACCACCATCAAAATTAACGGCTCCGGCAACATCTAATGTTCCGTTGGCCGTGATATTTCCTGCATCGTCCAGAACATCGAACATTGTCGATCCGTCCGTGTATAGTAAGTGTTTTGATGCTGCAACTAAGTTTGTTGCTGTACCACCTGCTGGTTTAAATCCTAAAGTATACGTTCCCATTGTCGCTGCATTATCGACAATGTACCAGTTCTCCACTGCTTCACACTGCATGGTTGTATTACCTGTTAGTGTGCCTGTTAGTTTTATAATGGCATTACTTGTTTCATCTGCTGTTGTGCCGTCTGTTGCTGTTAAAGAGTCTGTTGTACTTGCAATTGCTACAGATACGTATCCTTTAACCGCTGATTCTAGTTTTTGTAAATTGTTATTTGTTATTGTACCCCATGTTCCCGAGTTTTCCCCACTGGCTTGAAGTTCGAGATTGAGAGTACTTGAATATGTTGATGCCATTTATATCTCCTATGCCACGTCGTCTATTAAAGCAGCAACGATTGCATTTGCTGTTGCATCGCCTGCGTCTGCTACATCAGAAGATATAGCGTGAATATTTGCAACCGTCACGTTTGGTAAACGTCCAAACCATGATTGTGATGGTCCAATAAAAATACCATCTGCTAAATCATTCGCTGCCGTTCCACCATCAAGGCAAATAACAATACCATCTGCTGTGCTTGTGTTCTTAATAAATAAAAATTTTACTTTATCACTTGTACTTACCGCTGTCATATCTGTATCTTGGTCAACGGCAGTATAATCAATAAAGCGACCTGCAATTAAATCCGCACTAGTTGTTGTAATAGCTGTTAGTTTGTAATACCATTTATCGTTTGCATCATCTGGTGATACCGTCATGGATCCACTAATAGATTTAGAAATCTCATCTGGTAAGATTGTTGCTGTTAAATTTATTGTTGCGTCATCTGCCATATATTAGTCCGTTGATCCCGGATCGACATCTTTCCATGTTGCACTTGCAGCATCATCTACTTCATTCCATAAGAAGAAGTCTGGTGATCCTACAGAAAATGAAATTAAGTTTTGGAATGCTTCTCCAAATGCTGTTTCATCACCAATACTAAATGTTACCGCTGATCCGTCCGGTGATATATTCGCTCCGCCTGTAACTGTTTCTGATCCTGTGCTAAAAGTCATGCCAAATCCTGTTTCCGCAAATTCTATATTATGCACGGCGTCTAACCTTGCATCTTGGAAAGCTTGTTCGGAAAATGTTGTGTGTCCTAGTAGCATTTATATCTCCTTATCCGCAATGTAATGTACACGGAACACAGTATGAACCGTCATCATAAGTATATGTTTTATTTGTTGATGTTACTTTAGCTATTGTTTTAGAACGCATTATATCATCTGCTTGTACTTTTGCTGTTCCGTCACCCTTGCTTGACAATAAATCACCAATAGCAACTGTTTCATCCTTGTGTACTCTAATAATAAAAGCTCCAAGTGACGCTACATTCATATCATTGACACCATCATCCGGCTCATTATCCCACCGAGAAAATACTCCGTAGACAGCTTTGCTATCTTCCGTATCTGAAATTTTAGTCATAGGTAGTTGTTCATTTAATTGTTTTTCTATGACAGCATCATATTCAATACCAGATTTTGCAGTATGTTTAATTATATCTCCTACTGACTTTCCATCTGGTAAAGCAATTTCACCATACCCTATTTTTTCTGTTTCTAAACCTTTATCAATCGTATATTTAACTTTATACCAATCAATCATGGTATCTATAGTTTCCATTACAGTTCCACGAAGTATTGTTGGTGCTGAATTGTCTGCAAGTCTCCCCCAATGCGAACCACAAAAAGTATTATATTGTATTGTTGAGCCACTTACTGTTACATTTCCTTCTGCTGAATTATCTCCTCTAAATTGTAAAATTAATCCATCAGTACCTTCTCTATTTAAAACTAATACAGCGGAAGAATCAACAACATGATAATTTTCATTAGTTGCTAATAAAGTTCCTTCAGAAGTATCAGCCCAACTATCCATACCAAAGACCACACCTTTAAATGAATTTCGTAAGTGCATATGAGTATTGTCATTAGCTTGAAAAACCATACTATTATCATTATGATTATAATAAATTTTTCCTATGTCATCATTTCCAGAATCTCCAAAATATATTGTTCCATAACCATTAGTAGCACTTAAAATTGATAAACCATTTGCCGCTCCACTTGTACCATCTTCTAAAACAAGTAATGCCGCTTCTGAATCTGCTGTCGCACCAGAGTCTGCTTTTTTAATATGAATACCTTCACCTAAATCTTTTGTTCCTACAGCACCTACGCCTAAACCACTAGCAACAAGGTTTAAATCGTCAGCCGATTCATCCCATAAAAAATGGCTACTAGCTGTTGCACCAAAGAATTTAACGTCTTTTCCAGTGTCATCTACACCTACTGTTACTGTTCCACTAAATTGTGAATTACCACTTACATCCAATGTACCATTTAAATCTACTGCTGTAGCATTTAATTCTATTTCGTCAGTTGCGTTAATATCAAGTACAGTTGCACTTGGTGCATTAATAAATTGTGATGAATCATTAAACTGTAATTGCATTGTACTGTTTAATAATATTCCAGTATCTGCAACGTGTGTTAATGTTACATCATTATCAGCACCTAATTTTATTATGTGTCCGTCTGTATTTAATCTTAGTTCTGACATTTATTCTCCTTAACCTTTTGGATTATCATCTTTAACTTTTTTAATAGCTTTAAACCACTCACCAGTTTTATTACCTTTATCAGCCAACATATCTTTATAGAGCAAATCTAATTGGTCGCCTATATCACCGTATTCATGTTTTCTTTTTGTTTGAATAGTTCTTAATACCACACTTGCATCACCATCAGAATCAAGAGCATTTAATTGACTTTCTGTTGGTTCAGCAAGACCACTTACATTCCATGTTTTTATGTAGTCATCCCCACCATCATTCTGTATTAAAATATTATCTCTTTCATCATTCCATGTTTTAGAATTTGCTTCTAAATATGTTCTAACTTTTACACTCAATATTGCCATATAATCTCCTTATGCTAATCTAAATGCGGTTAAATAGCTTTGATATGAAGTGGAATTATGACCTATTGCAATAGTTCCATCATTTCTTGATTCTGCGTAACCATATAATTCAACATAATCATCAGTATCCATTACAAATGTTCCCGATACGTGTCTTGATATTTCTACTGGTTTTATTCCACCAGAAGACCCAAAAGCACTTTTACTTCTTGCCGCACCATTAAAATATATAAATGCTGTAGCAACATCCATGTCAGTATCAAAAAAAGCAACAGCCCCCGATACAAAATAAGTACCTGCAACAGTAGGTGTAAATCTACTTGATGCAAATTTGCCATCTGAGTCATGTGCTTCGGTTTGAAGATTAATTATAGTTGCTGACGCAGAATTTATATTAACCGCACCATTTTGATATGCTAAAAAAGTAGGAGTATGGTCTCCAATATAAGTTTTTAACCTTGAAGCGGCTGTTTTTCTATTTGTTCCATCCGCTCCATCATCAATAATAAATAAATCACCATCAACAATATTTGCTCCTATATCATTTGCGGCGTCTATATTTAAATCGTCTATAGCTATTGAGCCATCTGGAAATACAGGTGCTTGTGCAAATGTTGCTACTTGACTTGAATTAATTGTTATTGCGGGTGTTGTCCCTAAAGTTGAACCAAGGCCTACAACTAGACTATCCGATGAATCATCTAATCCAACATAATAATCCTGTGCATTACCATCAAAAACTAATTTTGTATCTACTGCTGCTGCATCACCAATGGTTACTGAATCATCAGTAATAGTCATAATGCTATTAGTTCCAACTGTTGAACCTTCACCGATAACTAACTTATCTGCTGAGTCATCAAGAGCAATATAAAAATCTTTAGCATTTCCATCAAATACTAATGCCGCATCTTCTGCTCCTGCATCACCAATGGTAAATGTTGGCGTAGTTCCAATTAAAGAAACGTCACCACTAATTCCTCCGTCTTTTATTAAAAGACCATCAATAGTAACACCGCTACCGGACGTTTTCTCGGATACTGTATCTACTTTAATTTCACTTGCCATTTATATCTCCTTATGCGTCCGCTACTGAACTTAATTTACTATTAGATTTTAAATGTGTGTATGCCAACTTAAATGGATTATCACTTGTTGTTGGGTCATAATCTATTTTATGATGGTCTACTTCTCTACATCTAATTTGTTTAGATACTCTATTATAGTCATCTCTAGCAGATTTATTCTGATAAATATGAGCATCATAAATTAATTTAAATGTTGCACTTTCATCATCCTTTTCTGGTGCAAATTTTTTAACGTAAGCATTAGGCACAATAATGTAGCAACTTGATGCTGTGACACCATTGCCTAAATCTACGTTTGCTGTTATTGCCATAATATCCTCCTATTGCAATCGTTTAACTTCGTGTTTATCTAGAATAGCATTGGCTTTTTCTTCGCCTACTGCTAGTTTTGCTAAATCATAAACAGCCTCTAGTAACTGATTATGCTTTTCATATTGTTGCCAAATAGCACCATTATGTAATCTTTGCATTCCTGCTGAATTTATAAATGATGTTGGTTTTCCATTTTCATCTTTACCAATAAGTTTTAATTCTGCTAATTTTTTTGCGTTATAAGATACAAACTTATCAAATTTAGAATCCACAGTATTAATACCATGAGATAAATCTACAGCCCTAGCTAAATGAGCATCATCATAAGTATCATAAGCACCTTGGTCTGCACCATCATAATAAAAGTCTCCATTACCTTTAATTATAAATTTTACACTTCCATCATTATTAAAAGTAAATGCATTACCATCATTTGCAATACCTGTTGAATTAGTACCTCCATTGCTCACAGAAGAATTTAATCCAAAAGCTCCATATTGATTTATTGCTTCACCAGTTAAAGGAGTTGATTCTACATAAGATTTTATATTTACGCCATTACTAGTGCCTTCTCCAAAACCTCGTATAAGTAATCCAGATTCAGTAGCATGATATTTCATAATCAAACCATAAGTATCTGTTTCTCCGTGGGCGGTATTAGGGTGGTCTGTATCAGATGATTTAAAAGACATAATAGCACCATCATCAGCACCTTGTGTTATACATAAAAATGAATCTGGGTTTGGTTCAACAACTCCTACTTTTCCATCACTGCCAATTTTAAGATTTTGAGTTGCATTTGTAAAAAAGAACATACCATTATTATCATGGTTGTATTGTATTTGACCAATATTATTATCTCCACTATCTCCAAAATTAATCCAACCAGAAGTAGAAGTAGATGATAATATACTCATTCCAGTTTCGCCATTTCCTTCAATAACTAATTCATCTGCATTACCATCAACATCAGCAGAAGAATCTGCTGTGCGAATATGAATACCTGCACCTAAATCTTTAGCAGTTATGACACCTAAAGTTGGAAGTAATGATGTACCGGACACATCTAAATTAGCATTAACATCTAATAAAGTTGCGTTTAATTCTATCTCATCTGTTGCATTAATGTCTAATACTGTAGCACTAGGAGCACCAATGTTTTGAGAAGCGTCATTAAATTGAATTACATTTGTACTATTTAAAAGAAGTCCTGTATCAGCTACATGAGTTAATAAAACATCTTGGTCATTACCAAATTTAATTATTCCTCCATCTGCTAAAAATAAATCACTCCATTCTAATGAGGCTGTTCCTAAAGAATCTCCATCAGCAGAAGCAGGGTCAGCACTACTGAACCCATTTGCTGTACCACTATTCGTAATAGTTGCACCAGAGTCAATTGTTAGAGTAGTACCAGATAATACGTTGATAGCATTAGCACTGATTGTTGCATCATGTGCACCGGCAACATATACTTTTATTGTATCATCTGTTGCGGCTTCTAAATATGTATCACCATCAGAATCTAAAACTAGTTTCTGATTAGCACCATCTACTTGTATACCTGCCATATTATTTCCTTATACTATTACCACGTTGCCTGTTATTGTCATTATCTCTGTAAACGTTACAGGTCCTGCCAAAACAGCATTTTCTATTGTTTGACTTCCGTCCATTACTCCAGCGTGAGACACAACAGATTCATTAGGTGCAGCGCACCCAATATACTGTATTCCATTAATTATTGTTACTTCGCTCATAAATCCTCCTATTCGCTTATCGTATCAATATAGCTTACCCAAATATCCAAGCCACTTGCTGTATCGCAATCGTGTGTTAAAACATCGCCACTTACCAGAACAATTTTTGCTCCCCCTTGGATCAACTCAATTGAACCGCCCGGAGGAATTGGGGTATTTTTGCATATGAAATAATTAGCTGAACTATTTACTACATAAACATCTACCTTAATTGTTTCAGTAAGAATGTTTGTACAACGAATACCAATAACAGCATCATAGTTACCCGCAGTCAAAATACTTGCTGCTGCGGTTCCTTGTGCTCTTGCAATTGCTCTTCTAAAATCTTGTGCCATTCATCCTCCTTATATCATAAAGCAACGGCAACGGCTAGAGCAAATCCTTGACTCGCTGCACTGCCTGCCATGTATGTTTTAACAGCAGTTACATTTGTCATTCGCATAGTACCTGCATCATTAATTAAAATTCCGTCTCCATCTGCTAATGCAGTGGTTCCTCTCGCTGTTCCACCATCTATTAAATTTAACTCAGCCGCAGTTGAAGTAACTGCTGTGCTACCTAAAACAAGTTGTCCATCCGGTACAACTATTCTAGCAGCACCATTAAATATTAAATCATCTGCAGATGTATCCCAAGTCATATTAGCCGAAGCCGTATCACCATAGAGAATTACATCATAGCCTTGATCATTTGCACCAATTGTTAATGTTGCATCTAATTGAACTGCTCCATCAATATCTACTGCATCTAAATTTGTTGTTCCGTCTATATCCGCATTTCCAGATATATCTAAAGTTGCAGCGTCTAATTCTCCACTAATGGTAATATTTCTACCACCAGTAATATCTATGTTAGCATCAGCAACCATTGCTTTACTTGCTGCTGCCGTACCTGCTGTAATTCCATCAAGAAATTCTAATTCTGCTTCTGTTAGCTCTGCTCCCGAACCAAGAGTTAATGTTCCTGTAACTGTAAGATTATCATTAACTGTTACTTCAGAAGTTGTGTGTCCAATTGAAATAGGCACGCCAGATGTTGCAGTTCCTATGGTAATACCATTGGATGTATTAGAGTTATCTATATTTAATGATGTTGTCGCGTCTAATGAAATAGTTGTACCATCAACAGCAAGTGTTCCATCAATATCAGTATTATCTAAATTCGCTGTTCCGTCAATATCTGCATTACCAGATATATCTAATGTCGCTGCATCTAATTCTCCCGATAAAGTAATATCAGTAGCACCAGTAATAGCACCGTTTAATGCAACAGCACCATTAATGTCTATTGTCGTTGCTGCTATTTGTACTTCTGTATCAGCAACAATGTCTAATTGACCATCTGTTGATGAATTAATATATAACCCAGTATCTCTAAATAATAATTTATTCGTGCTATTTAAAGTTAAACCTGTACCGTCTGTATGTGTTAAAGTTGTATCAGAGTCAGCGCCAAATTTTAATACGGCTGAATCTGATCCTAAAATAAGATCATTTGGTAATGTAACGTCTGAACTAGCATCTTCAAATACTGCTTTACTTGCCGGTAAAGTACAAAATACATCTTTTGTTCCTGCACTAAAGTCAACAGCAGAATCACTGTTTGAACTTGTAATAACAGTAGTTCTTGCTAATGTATCCGTAGATGCGTCAGTAACGGTGCCTAGTCCTACTTCCCATTCATCTTCATCACGATTAACAATAGCATAGTATGTTGTATTACCATCAGCAATACCTGCAACAAATGTCTCGAATCCCGAAACAGCGCCACTTAAATTAAGCGTGCCTGTCCCAGTCGTTGTTGATGTTTCCTTTACTCTGTCATTTAAAACTAGAGCCATAAATTATCTCCTACGCTAATCGTAGTATTGCGTTACTGGCATCTGCTGTTGGAAACTGAATAGTAAATGTTCCACTTGTAGATGTTTTATCTCCACCAAAATCTAATACACACACTGCTTTATTTGAATCTGTGCTATTATAGATTAATGCTCCTCTTGCCGTGATAGTAGCTGATGTAAAAGATATATCAGCAAAATCACAAAGTGCAGTAGTGCCACTTGTAGTGGGAGTTACGCTTGTAAGCGATCCACCGGTTGCGGTATAAGTTCCAGAATTTGAAACTTCGTTTGAACTTGAATAAGCAGTTGTAGTTGCATCTAGTGAAGCTGAACTTGAATAAAGCGCAATTTTAAAAGTATCTCCTGTAGTAGCAGTAAAATTATGCGTACCAACGAGCAATTCTCCCTTAAAACTTGTGCAAACAGCTTGGGTTATAGCCATATTTGTCCTCCTATGGGTTTTGTGATTGCAAAGGAGTTCTTAACGCCCCGTGCATATATTCATCTCTTCGGTGTCTTCCTTGTTGTTCTATAACTAACTCTTGAAGAGCACGTTGATATGATTGTTCATATAATTGCAGCATTTCCGCTGGTCCCTTCAAGAATTTGAAGGCTTCTGCAAGACATCCATATAATAATAATGACGGAGCATTATTACCCAACCAAGAGGTTGTATTGGAACTAGATAATCTTGTTGGTAATCGTGTAATTCCTAATTCCACGTTATAAGCTAAATCTGGAGTTGGCGCAACATAAATTGTGTTATGGTCCCACCATGCCCAATATCTAGGAGTGCCTGTAGATGTTCGATCCGGCCAATATTCGTTCATAAAACTAATATCGCGTTGTTCTAAAAAATCCCTTGTTGTTGAACTTGGAGAAAATATCTGCATTGTTCTAATAGTACCAAGAGATTCTGGTGTAGGTGTCGTTCCACCCGGAAGAGATAAAAAAGCATTATCTGCTATTAAGTTAGCTGTTTGATGTGACTTGAATACATCTAGATCAACATCTCGAAAAATGCGATTTTCTACATGTTCAATAAAATCATTCGTTATCGTAGATGATAAAACAGCGGTACTAACTTCCGTGTATTCTAAAATTTGTGTTGTTAATTCTGCGTATGTAACGGCCATTATGATATACTCACAGATACTGTACCAATAGATGATACAACTAAAGGTTGTTTTTTATTTGTTGCTGGTTGCATAGAATTATTATAATCAAAAAATCCTACTCCACCAACAAACACTGTCATAGGTTCCACGCGCGCGGAACGTGCGTCTTGTAAACTTTGTGCATCTGCTGCATGTTTTTGTCTTTCTAATTGTGGATGTTTAGACTCAAACTCAGATTTGTGAACCATAGAGCCATTCCATTCTTTGACCATTTCAGTGTAAGGAAATTCCATACCACTACGATCAGATATTGATTTTGCATATTTACCTGCTGCGTGTGCCATTATCTATATCCTATCGGTCTTGTCATTTGATTAAGTGATACAATGCCACCACCAGCTTTTTTAATTTCTGGCATTACACCTATTCTTCTTATTTCTTTTAATAGTTTGTCATTGTCATTCATAATGGATATTACATAGTCAAAATAATCTCCTGTCATCATTCCTCTATCTTGAAGTTCGCTCATCAGTTTTTGTGCTAATGGATTTCCAAAAATAGGAATACCGCCTTTTGGTTCAGTCATTAAATATACCCTCTCTCTGGTGTAGCAAAGAAACTAGAACGTGGTCTATCTTCTTCCGAAGCACGTTGCCACTCTTCTTCATATAATTGTTTTAGTAAAGGTGTTCTCTCTGGTGCTTTTTTTACTGACATATAATAAGCAAGCCCAGAAGTTAAACAAGGTAAAAATCTTGTAGGTACTTCTAATTCATTTTCGTAATTACCAGCATCTTGTATTTTAGTTAGCCCCCAATATTTAAACGTATGAGCTGCATCTGGTGTTGGATATAAATATAATGTTGGTGTTGAAGAACCTCGTTGTAAAAAATATTGTACAGGTGTGCCTTCTGAAGATTTAGTAGATATGTTTAAATACTCCGCACGGCTAATACGATCAACTTCTATATCAGTTGTTGTATCAGTTGTTGTAAATAAAACAGCTTCTAATATATCAATTAAATCAGAATCTAAAGTATAACTAGATGTGCTCGCGGTTAATGTTTTTGTACGAAGCTCAACTGTCCAAAGATTAATACCTCTGTTAGCCCATTCAGCCAACATAATGTTAAGTGAACGTCTTGCGCTTTTTAAATCGTAACCAGATCTAGAGTTTATTCCACATCTTTCAAATGCTTCCTCTATGACTTGATCTACATCTAAGTTAAAAGTATTGGTACTTGACGTTGCCATTACTTACCTACTTTTCTCATTGCCTTCTTATGAGCTTGTGTAAAAGTTTTACCTTTTTTCATAGCTTTTGTCATAGAAGCCATATGCTTTTTTGTATGATGTTTAGAGTGTTTTTTCATCGTCTTTTTTTGACGACCTGTTAATTGTTTTGGCATCGAAGACCTCCTAATCATTATTAATAGATTTTTTGGAATTCTGCAATAACTGTGTACATATTACCAGAGTCCGCGGCACCCGGTACAACTAAATTAACATCACTTTCATTCGTGTTATTAGATTTGTCTGCTGGTATTCCACCAAATTCTCTAAAATCCCAATATCCTGTTCCTGTTAAACCGATTATAGGAATATCTCCATCATCATCTTCCTCATCTAAACGAGCGTAAGAGTCTCCTCCATCGCCACCTTGACATGAAAACCAAACCCTAAGTAAAGCTAAATGTGCTACAGCAGTTCCATCTGGTCTAGCGGCCATCGCTGACACATCACCAAAAACGGTTGTTGCTCCTGTTCCATCTGATTGATTAACTATTTTGATTACGACGCGATTGTCGTTTTGTTGTAGGATAGTCGGTCCTGTTACTGTATCTGCCATTGTTTCCCTCCTTAATCAAGAAACGTGGGGCCGAAGCCCCACTAATTATTTATTTTACTCGTATACGTTTCTGCTCATGCAAATGTAGTGAGTGTTTAATGCTTCAGCAGCACCAGCATTTGCTTCAATTCCGTTGTAAGGAATTAAATCAACATCATTAGTTAATGCTGTAGATTTAGTAGCTGCTGTGCTTGGTTGTACCGCTGTTACCGCTGTGCCTCCAGTAGAACCAGAAGTACTTGTAACATTATACTGTATACCATTTACAAAAATAGTAACTTTTCTGTCACTATCTATTTCCATTTTTAAATGATATGGCGTGTTCGCTGCTACAGTAATTGGTAATTGGCTGATATAATCAGTTCCACCAACGCTATAAACAAAGTGTAACTTTGTAAAATCAGTAAACGATTGACCAGAGTTGTCTGCATCAGTCAAGAAATTAAAAAATGCTTGATCATCATCAGTTGCAAGTTCTGGTACGTTTGTTAATTTTAGTCCAGCCCAAACGTTCTGATTATCAATCGCTGGTAACATAATAGATGTTTCCCAGTGAACTTCATTTTCAGTTCCCCATAAACATCCTGCCCACGCTGTTGCGGCAGTATCTAAATGAGGTGTTAAAATTGCTTGGTCTTGGTCTGCTCCTGCTGTTGTTGCTAAAATTCCTGCGGAAGTTGTAGCAAATGTAGCCAAAGCAGTAGTCATATTAGTTCCAAGTGCTTCCCAGTTTCTATTCAACGCACGTTGAACTTCAACTGTTGATACTTGGTCGATATTTGCATTTAGACCGGGTCTTTGTAAAAACCATTCGTCTAAATAGAATCTTCTAGCGTCTTTAGCTGTTGTACCTAAAGTTCTATCGCTATCTAATCCTGTAGATGCAGTCTCGGTGTAAAGTTTAAAATCTTTTTTTGATCTTACCGGACCGCTAAAGCTTGTATTAGCCATTGTTTTTCTCCTTGGTCGTATAGACCTTTCGTCATACAGTCTCTATACCGTCTGCCTAGCCAGTCTGTACAACTATTTATACTAGGTTATTAAATGTGGGGCCGAAGCCCCACAAGTCAAGAGTAATTATGCTCCCGGAGAACCAAAAATACCTCTCCAGTCAGACCAGCCGAAGCTGTATCTTTCTCTGGCTTTGTATTTAACGTTTCCAGTTTCAAAATCGCCTTCCATTTTAGTGGAAATAGCGGCTCTTTGGAAATGTTTTAATCCATTTGGAGCATCAGTTTTAATAAAGAATGCATCTGTATCAGTTAAGTAGTTATTAACTACATAACCTTGAGGAATCATTCCCATGCTCGCAACTGCATTTGTATCGTTATCCGCAGTTCCAACTCTTTGGCTAGACTTCATAAGTCTTTCAGCAGTGAATTGAAGATTTACTGGAATAATTAGTTTCATACCATTGAGAGCGACTTTTAAGCCTCTATCATCAGTAATTCCAGCAATGTCAATTAATGCTTGCTCAAGAGATGTCTCATTAAGGTCTGCAGCAGTTGATAGTTCGTTTTTAATGTCTCCGCCAGTTGATGGGTGAGCAGTAGAAAATAATTCTACGCCGTCTCCACCTGTAAAAGAGCTACTAAAACCGTTATTTAAAACGTTAGCTGCTTTTACTTGTTTAGCGTTACTCATTGAACGAGCAAGTGCCTTAG